TTTTTTTTTCTTCTTGTCTTATGAAGAAACTAGAAATACCACACAGTCGTAGACAACGTCTACTAATACTCGATAATTTTCAAGTCATCGGAATACATCTTCCTATACTCTTTGTAATCATCATACAACGTCATCATCCCCGCCACCATAGGCACGATTGTAGCGGTTTTTCGGTATTTCTCCTGGACCGCCCTATCCAACTCCCGAACTACGTCTTCGGAGTCCCACCCATGCACAGCATCACGAAAAGACACGTGCCTCTCTACCAGCATCTCGTCCGTCATTCGACCCTTGTGATAAGAGAATTTCTCAGCCTGCTTGATCGGGTCAGGCACATAATACGCCTTTCCCCCCGTCTTGACTATGAATCGAGAACAGAAGTAACCATACTTCATATGATTCACTTTAGCCGACAAATTAAACAAATTTGCCATATCGTCTATCACCATCGAATCATCGATACGATTGGTGAACGCACCACAAAAATCATCGCCCAAAAAAGTCATATACAAAGCTTGTTCTTGCCTGTAGTTCAAACAATAACCATGCACTAACATACACACAGCCGTATTCCCCAGTGCCGTAGTCGCACTGCCAGAATTCCGTTGAGCCAACTTTTTGAACTTGATGCCCGCTGTAGGACTAGCAGCAGTATTAACCAGTTGCGAACCTTCCCACATGGTACCGTCCACAACGTTAATCCCCAGCAACTCGTACAACAACCACTCCATCTCAAGATCAAACTCATCTTGCGATTTGTCATATTTGCTCAAATCGTCATCTAAGTAATCGACCTCATGGTCGAATAACTCGAACTTATTTATAAACTCCTCGATCTCGTCTGGATTCTTCTTGACATTGAACAAAACGTTCGGTCGGAGTATAGACCGTAACCTATTCCTGATAGTCATAAACATGGCACTGAACGGTCCGTTAGTCCTTTTGTCGTTATACAAAATCGTTTGCGGCATCTTCCGCTCCGCGATCACGGCCAAATCCGTCGGCGGTTTTGGATCGGCCTTCACTTGTAAAGCCATCCTCCCGACTTCCAGAGCCAAAGTACACGTCGTATCATCTCCAATCGCTGCTATATTCTCATCCGTCAGACGCGTGACCCACAATGCCACACTCTCCTCGGTGATCCGCACTGGATCCGCCTGATACTTTTTCACTATCTCTCGAGCACCCGGAATACACAACTTATCAAAGAACGCGTCGAACACGTCCTGCATCAACGTAGGCAAATGCCTGACGTCAAACAACGACGGAGGACTAAAATTCCTCGCCGCGACGGCCTCCAATGTAGCTATAGTCGTCTGTTGATGCGG